GCTGACTTTGCCTAAACACTTGAACGTCTTGTCGGGATAACGTATCTTTTGTCCGACAAGTAATCCGTTTTTGTCTCGGTAGTCAGCAATATGACAAGCCTTATTGTTATCATCTCCTACTTTATAACCATAAGAGCGGCAGATACGTTCAGTAATCTTTCGCTTTACGAGGTCGCTGTATTCTCCTTCAAGGGGTTTGAAGGTTAAGGGAGTTGAGGGAGTTGAGGGAGTTGAGGGAGTTGAGGTAGACTGGTTGGCGCTTTTATTTGATGGGGTAAATGTATCACAACTGTAGCATTTTGTGCTACCGTCGGTATTAAGAGTTAGTGCGTCTGTTGATCCGCAGTCGTGGCAGGGGAGGTGTGTTTTGAGTGATGTGAGTTCGTCCATTCGTTTGGTATTGTGGTGCCGCACCAAGGGTAACCGAGCGAGTCTGCCCAGTCACAATAGCGTGTCTTGCTGCGTGGTGATATTCTATTGTTCGGGTTCATAAATACAAAGCGGATATCCAGATCGGGGTGCTGTTCCTTTATCCACTTGTGCTTCATCCTGTCGTCGGTAGTGAGGTAACCTTTTACCTCAAGTATGACACCGTTCGGCAGAACAAAGTCAGGAGTATATCGCCGCTGCTTTGCTGGTTGTTCAAACTGAATAACCATTTCTTCGTAGGTGAAGTCAACCTCCCTGCTCATTAACAGGGAGGCGACCTTACCTTCAAACTTGCTGCGATATCTGCCGCACTTCATTTACTAGAAGTCGGCACCCAACGCTTCGTCAAGGACTTCGTCGCTGAACTCTTCAGCTTCGTAACCTTCTTCCTCTTCGAAGTCAAAGCTACCAGCTCCGTTACCTTCGACCAGATCAATAACTTGAACAGCCTTAAGCGACAGGGTAACTCCGAAACCGATGCTTGGGTTATACCAGAACCGAGGCTCGACACCGCACCGAACAGTGCTTCCGCTGCCTACGTTGATTGAATCCTTTTGAATGGGCTTACCTTTTGCGTCGAACAAAACTACCTTGAATTCGTAGACCTGTCCCGAGCGAGACTCAACCTTTGCAGGTTGCTTGGTGCGAACCATCCAGTCACCGTCCTCGTTCTCAAGGATCGGAAAGTGTGGAGACTTCTTTAGCTTGGGCTTGTTCTGTACTACGCACTCACGTTCGTATTCCTTGTCATACATCTCAGTGATCTTAGCTTTGAATGCGTCTGCATCCTCCTTAGATACAATGATGTTGCAGCTGTATTCACCGAGCGGATTGAACTTTGTGCTTGGTGTGTTGACGTGCGGATATACCGCTTTTCCTTTTGGTGTTGTGATACTCATATTTAGTTTGTATGTATTATTGTGTTGGTTATTACGAGAAGACGTATTTAGATTTTAACACGTCAGAAATATTAAAATTCCCATAATTTGGGAGACTGTCAAGCTCTAGGCCAGAGTAATTTTCAACAGACTGTTTAAAAATATCCAGCTGATCTGCGCTAAAGATCTCGTAAAGAGTTTCCCGAAGCAGATTCCCCATCTCGATACAGTTGGTAGAGTGGGTGCCGTAGCTGTCGTGAACCATAGCAAACGAGGTGAGTCCAAGACGTTGTGCACACTTATTCACAGTCATATGTAAACAACTTGCATCCAAGCTGTGGACAAAGTTGGGGCTAATCCCCTGAGCCATGCGCTGTCCTGACAACTCGTTTCCATCTTCCCGAAACTTTACCCGAAGAAGTTTGTTCCCGATCTTTGTTCGGATCGCTTTCTGTTCCCACTTTTTGTAAGCTTGGTAACACGGAAAACCTGATGGGGTTACCCAGTAAAGTGGCTGGTCGTTTTCAACCAGAACTCTAGCGGCTCGCTGAAGCCACCTCATTGCCTCTCTAGGGCGTCCGACAACTTCGTTGATAGCAGACCATACCTTGGAGGAAAGGAAGCTCACAGCCTCAAATTTGACCTCCTCTTCAAACGGATCGATGGCACCGCCTCTTACCTTATCGAGATACCAATCGTTGACGTAGTTGCGACAGCTGTGTGGAGTGCTACCATATGGCTGCGTCATTGTCGGACGTTTGGCACACCCTCGGTCGATTCCGAAATCTGCCCACGCCTTGGTGAACGGGTTGTCCGCTTCGCTTTTCATCATAGACACCGCCGTGTCTGCTACGATCTGGTAGATGTCTTGGGGCGCTTGTAAGTCTGCCACGTTGGTAGCTTCGCAAGACATCGTGTCCCGTGTTAACATCCCAAGAATCTGGAGACCGTTGTTCGTGCCATCCATATGCACGGGAAGGTGGGTAACTTTTTTACCGTTGTTGATTTCGAACACCTCCCTACAGTAGGCAATGAACTGAAACGTTTCGTCCGCTTCGTCTACCATATCGAGATGGGATTTAAAATCTTTTCCGATTTCGTATATCTGTTGCTGGTTGTTCGCAGCCCACTTGATACGCTCTTCAAGTGTTCCCTTTTTGCCAAAGGTGTTAGCCCCGTGAATATGTAACCACATCAGGTCATCATCCCTTTTGATTGGTGACCCAGCCGCAAAGGTCATAAGACCCTTGTTGAAATCGGCACCCATGTGGGAAAGGTAGCTTGGCACTGCGTAGACCCGACCTCGGAAGTCACACTGGTGAGGAAGAAAGAACTTGCTCTGGTGCCTGTATTGGTTGGCAAGTGCTAGGGTATTCAGAACAAGAAGTCTGCGAGATCTTGTGGCTGTGTTATAATCATAGACCTTTGCGGCTCTTCGCTTCCACATTGTAAGCAGGTGATCGTTCTCCTTTTCCGCTTCGGAGATCGGAGGAAGGTCTTCGTCCACACGCTTCGGAAGGGAACCAATCTTTATATCCTCGTCCCATATTGTTTTAAGACAGTCGTAAACGTAGGGGTTAACCTTCCACATCGTATTCTGGAGGTGGTTAACCGAAGCCATAACATCAGTCATCGGCTCGTTGTTTTCCCGTAGCCAAGCTAGCTCCCGAGTTTTAATAAACGGAAGAGGTGGTAAACCGTTATCGGTTTTGTAACCTCCCTCCCACTTGTTATCCCACATCACAGGGAAGTCAGTAAGCGGCATCCAGAACGGATCGAGAGATTGGTTATGAGCTATCATTCCCTCTATCCAATCCGCTGTCTTGTCCGTAGCCTGTATAAATCGCTGCTTACCTTTCCGACCCGTGTTGATGAGAACATACTCTACCAATCCAGTGGACTGTCTTATCAACTCGATAAGAACAGTTCCGACATGAAGCTTTGCTCTAGTGCCCCATCTATTCCAGAGCTCACAGTTCCCCTGCCTTGCTTCCCCCTTCATAGACAGCTTAATGTAGTGCCTTTTCTTTTTATAGCTCGGTCTCTTGTTGGCACCTCTTAAAATTTTCTTGTAGTTAGGATGGACGGAGAACGTATCGAAACATATTTCGTCTTCGATAAGAGCCCCGACCTTGACGGCAGCAGAACAAAGAGAACGTCTTTGTGTTAAACAATCTATAACAGATTTAAGAGCTATGAATGCTGTGGTCTTCGGCTCTATCTTCTTCAGTTCTACGTATGCGATGGAGGGAACTGGAGCTTTCTCTTGTTGAACAAACCAGTCCTCTATGGCTGTGACGAGAGCAGGACAAGCCTCCCTGAGAAGACGTTGACCGTAACAGGTCTCAGTCTCTTGTTCTCTGTTACGAGCGGACTCGACGTGAGAACGTAGTTTTGTAGAACCCTTTTCTACCATCGTTTTCTCGATGGTCTTGTTCGGGTCAGGAAAGGGTAGCTTGTTTGTAATCATTTATAGATTTTGTATAGATCTTTCTTAAAGGTAACAACCACAGCTATACAAGAGTTATAACTTATTTATAAATCTTGTATATCTCTTTCTTAAAGGTAACAACCACAGCTATACAAGAGTTATAACTGATTTATAAATTTTATAACTACTCAGAGACGGAGCAGTCAAGCTTTAAGCGTGTTTAATTTCATTAAAAATTTAACAGCTCGTGATTTATGCAGTCCTCCCACAGCGCATCAAGGAGTTCCTCTGCGTTCTTGAACCGATGTCCGTGTTTACGCCACGTGCGGATCTGCTCTGTTAGATCCCACAGGTTAACATACATCTCACGAGCTTTGTGGCAT